TTTCATATCTGTTTTGTTTTAGTTAATTAATATGAAGCAAATATACAAATAAATAACATACCAACAAAATATTTAATAACTTTTTTTAGTGTAAAGCATATTTACCAAAGTTTGGACGGCTTAATATTGAGTAAGTTGCATAACGGCAAGGGTCAATAATATGGTTATTTTTATCTTCTGGTGTATTTATGAGCATACCACCTTTATCTTCTTTCCATTTATAATTCCTAAACTCACTTATTGCATTTGTTGAGGTTGATAGTATATGTATCTTGTATCTTTTAAGTAAATCAATACCAGCATTCACACTATCCTTACCTTTTATGCTTGAAAATATATTGTTACCCATTGCACGTAGTTCTGATATTAATCTTGGTTCTGCACTATCTGCATAGATAGGTTTGCTTGTTAGGTTTAACTCTTTAAGGAAGTTATTTATATCGCTTGTAGTCATTTGCGTTCTGTACAAGTGTTCTTGTATATATAGATTATGCCCTTGATTATAAACAGCAACAAAAGTTGTAGGGTCATTAGTGTACCCAAAATCCATTCCATATGCAATTAGTTCTGCTGCTTGTGGTATCTGGTTAACCTCAACATACTTAAATATAGTGCTTCTACTGGCTGCACGTTCACCCAACCCATATATCTGCCAATATTGCTCATCTGTATCTCTAAGGCGTTCTATTTCCTTTCTAATTGATGCTTCAATAAAAGGGTTATCAAGGTAAGTGGTTTTATAAAACACACAATCATCTCTTGGTATTAATTTGTCATATATCCAATGGTATTCATCTGATGGGTTAAAATCAAGTATAACCCTATCTTGTGTTCTAAACAACAACTGCTGCATATCTTCAAAGTAAAGTTCATTGCCCTCATTAACAAATAGCAAGTCACGTTTCCTACCTCTAATCTTTTGTGGCTGGTCTAAAGATATAAATTCAACAAGGTTACCAAATAGGTGATATTCTGAATTAGACTTGTTATGGTATTGCTCACTATAACATTTATACTTTTGTAGTATAGCCATAAAATCCCTCATTACCGTTGCTCTTAAACTTGGAAATGATTTACGGCATATAGTTATAATCTTGTCATTGTTGTTTGCACAATAATTAAATATAACCCATAGAAGTATATTGTATGTTTTACCAGACCTTGTACCACCTTGTTCAACTACAATCTTTTTATCTGTATTGGCTAAATGCTTATAGACAATATTAGTCTGTATCTTCGGTTTTATCAATTATCTCTATTTGAAAATTAGTTGGCATTCCATCTGCACCAGTTATTTCTTGTCTTTCAATATAACCCCTTTTCTTACCTTTTGTCTTTAAGTAGAATATAGTTGCTGCTGTTGAGTTTTCAGATATTTGTTTGTGCAACTGGCTTTCTGCAAAGTCTAGTGCTACGTTTTCAATATCTCTTACTTCAATGGCAAATGCTTCATCTTCTTTAAGCCACTTATAGTAAGTGCTTCTAGGTATATCTGCTTTCTTACAAGCTACCGTAACAACTCCTAAACTCTGCTCTAGTGCTTTTAATAGGCTTTCCTTTTTTATGTGTCTACTTTCGTTCATATTTTTTTTATTTCATTTCAAATGATGCTGTAATTCTGTTTTTAGAATTTGAAGTTGATTTACTATTTTTTCCGTGTAACAAACCACTTCCACCACCTTTTAATCTTCCAAAATTTTTACACATCCATTTATTAGATTTTTTTAAAGCATATATCAAGCTTGGAGCAGATGTCACAATACTATACCTATAATTTTCATTTTTATATATTTTTCCAATTTCATTTAAAAACTTTATACCAAAACCAGCTCCTTGATAATCTGGTAATATTACCAATCTGTGAACTTTTTTAATATTTTTAACGTGTGGATGAGGTAAATGTAAAACACTTAAAAATCCAGCTATTTCATTATTTATAGTTGCTAAATAAACGTGTGCTGCATTATTATGAGTATGATTTAAATAGTGATGTTTAGCAAACATTTTCCAAATTGATTTATCTTTTGCTTTGTATATGTTAAATTTAATTTCTGGTCTATTTTTTTTTTGCCCTTCAAAAGAATGAAAGGTCATAGTATCAGTATTAAAAACCCAATCTGGCATTAACCATTCTTCTACATCATAATGACAACCAACTGCTATAAATTTTTTATCACTTTTCCTTATTGCTTTTTGTATTGCAAAACTTCCTATTTTAGCAACATTCCTATCTAAAACACTAGTAAATTCATCAAAAACAATCATTTTATTTTTTTCTAATATAGACCTTGCTAAATCACATCTCATTTTTTCTCCATTTGACAAAACAGAATAAGGCTTTAACCAACTTGGTGGACTTGAAAAACCAACAGAATTAAAAGCATTTGTTATATCTGAAACGGAACACCATTTTGGCATATCATCTAAAATAGATTTATTTTTATATTCAAATTTAGTAATATATGAATTTTTAAATAATTGTTTTGCTATTGTTGTTTTGCCACTACCACTTTTACCTACAATCAAACCTATTTTCCAATTATTAGACAAATCTATTTGTCCTTTAAAATGCTCTGTTGTTTCATTAGATTGTAAATCAAATTTTCCTATAATTGATGAAACTCTAAAAGTTAAATCAGTTTTATTTGTTTTTATAATGTCAAAATTCTGCATATATAGCCTTTAGTTGTTAATTCATTAAACAATTTTTCTTGTTCTATTTCATTTTCTAATTCAATTTCTATTCTAAAAGAATTTTCTATAGTATCAGATATATCTTTTGGTTCACTTTCTTTTTCTTCAAATGGAAAACCATCTAAACCCCAATTTTCTAATTGTTCAACATTCCATTCATTGCCTAAAATATCCCAATCCCATTCACCAAAACCCACATTGTCTTTTACAATAAATTCTCTTTGTTGCTGTTCTGTAAGTTCATCAGCTTTTAAAATATACACTTCTTTTAAACCAGCCTCTTTACAAGCCTTTAATCTCATATTGCCACCTAGCACAACCATATCCTTGTTCACTACAATAGGGCGCAGCTTAAGCATCTCTGGGAAGTCTTGTATTGACTTAACCAATTTTTTAAATTTATAGTCTTTTATGAAACGTGGGTTATTTTCATTTGGTACTACTTTACTTATTTTTACTTTTTCCATATCTATATAACGTATTTAATTTATTTATTTAATTTCATTTAAAAGGTAATCAGAAATACAATCGTATTCGCTTCTTACATCTACATTATAATTTGAATTTATAAATGAATTTTTATGTTGTAAAACTTCACCGTAAATTAAATCATATGCAAGTTCTTGATATTGTGTTTTGTTGTTCTCAATATGGTTCATAAATAATTGAGAAAATAAAAAGGTTTGATAATTCATATTTATTTATTTAGCTTTAATTTTAACAGTCTTTCTCTTATAGCTTTTCTTTCTTTACCCTTTGGTAATTTGTCTAATAGTTGTTGTAGCTTTTGTATTATTTTCTTGCTCATAGCTTTTCTATTTCGTTTAATACTTCTTGATAGTATTCTATGTTGTTAGATGGTTTTATTATTTCGTTTTCAAGTATAAGGTTTATATGTAGTTTAGCACATTTCTTTGCTTCTGTGCTTGTTGTTGTTTCTACATAAAATGCTTTTGCTAATTGATATGCTTTCTCTTTTGGTGTTTGCATAAATAGCCATTCTTTTTTTATCATATTATCATAATTAAAGGAAATAAACATAATATAACTATTGCCCAATATACTTTCCAGAATTTAGATTTTACATAGTAATCTTCCCATACTATACAATGAAACCCAAAACTTAATGCTAAACACAATATTGTTTTTATAAACTCTATCACGTTGCACAGTTTATTATTTCGTACTCACTATTGTTTTGCTTCCATTCAAAAGACTTTAATACTAAAGCTGCACGTTCATCATACATTGTTTTTTGTTCTTCTTCTAGTGTTCTGTATTGCTTTTCATTTTTAGTATAACCACCGTCAAATTTGCTTAACTTTTCTATTGCCTTGAAATAATCTTTTTCTAATGTTGCATACTTTTTTTGTATTACTTCTAACTTTGAAATCTGGCTATACTCTATTTGTGATTTAACTATAAAGTTGCTTTCTAATTTATCGTAATAATCAAATCTATCTTTTTTGTACAATGGGTACATTTTGTTTGCGTGTATTGCCGTTGCGTGGTCAAATGATTTACCTTTTGATTTTATAAAGTCAGATATACTTACCCACCTCATATCAAGTTTGTTTCTTAATATATGACAAAGCAATGCTCTATGCTCAACGTATTCGGTTTGTCTTGTTTGTTTGTATATATCTATGCCAGTTAAAGTAATAAGTAATTCACTTACTTGTTCTGGTGTTTCTAATATTGTTGGTATTGTGTTGTAATTCATTTGCTTTGTAGTTTTTGTATGTATAAAGCTGCATCCATTAGTTCTTCTTTTAGGTGCTGCAAGAAATCATCTTTGTTATTGTCTTGTAGTGTTGTTTTGTATTTGTCTATTCCTACACAACTTCTTATATCAAATTCTCTTTTTAAATCTTCTACTATTTTATCTTTCATTGTGTTCTTAATTTTAAAAGGTGATAGCACTCTGTGTATTTTTGTCTTGCTTTACCTTTGTATTCTTGTTTAAATAATTCATATAGCTTTCTTGTGTATTGGTATTTTGTTTCACAATCTTTAAAATACTTACCAGCAAACACTTTTCCCTTACCCCGAAAGTATTGCACATTGTCTGCACTGTCCCCAATTATAAATTGCTCATAGAAATTGTACATAGCTTCTTCTTCTGATATGTCTAAAATTACTTTATGCTTGTAGTGATAGTTGTATATTAAGCAAGGAAACTGTTTATAGTCTTTATCTATGCTGACTATCATTACCTCATCTCTACCAATATCATCGCTAATTTGCTTCCAGTACCTTGCAACCATATCATCTGTTTCTACACCGTAACCCCAAATACTATCGTAGTGGTCTTTAACAAATTGGTGCATCTCATCTAAAAGCGGTGGCAGTTCTTGTTTCTTTCTGTTGGCTTTGTACTTTGGTGTAATTAGTTTTCTAAAGTTACCCTTTGAACCACTAAAGGTTAAAATTTTATCTATAGGGTATTTTTCTTCTAGGTGATTAACAATAGACATAAATTGCTCATCAAACTTTGCTCTACTATCTTCTATGTTTGTGTAGTATAGTTCATCATCTGGTGTTTCTCTTTTACGATAGCAACTTGCAAAAATTAAACTATCTGCATCTACTAATAAAATCATAATGCTTCTTTAATCATTTTAAGGTGCATTTCTTGCATCTTCTTTTGTTCTTTAGTTACCATACTGATAATGCTTGGTAAATCTCTAAAAAGCTGGTCTACTTCCATTACAAGTGTTTTTTCATCATCGTAACCAAAATAAAACTCACCATCACTACAATGCAAGCTATCTGTTTCACCTACATAAGTATGTGTTCTTGCATCCTCTAATTCTTGTTCTAGCCTTACAATTTTTTCCTCTAATTCTTTTACTCTGTTATCTTGTCCCATTTGTCTATTGTTATGTTAAGTCTTAAATAATTTCTATTCTTTGTTTCTTTAACTTGGTAGTTAATCGATATGTCTGATATAGATGTGTCAGCTTCCGTGTAATACTCTATTTGTTTTTTAAGCTTTTCCCAAGCTGCCTCATTAACTTTCATTTTTTATGAGGTTTAAATTCATATAATTAGCCACATAGTTAATGTGCTTTTGTGTAGTCATACTCCAATATCCCAGCTGGTGTAAATCACAGCCATCTATTTTTGCAACTATGGTAGTGTAACTCCATACATCGTTTCCTTGTATTCTTAAATTTTGCTTATACTTTGGTAATGTTCTCATCTGTTTTGTTTTTTGTAAATTAATAATAAGCAAATATAACATTATTTATTTTATAAACAAAAAATTTTATAACTTTTTTTAAGAAAGATTTATATTTATTCTAACCGCTTGATTTTCTTTAAGCAAGTACACATCTTTTAAAAGTCTTTTCTTTGTCCACATTGTAGTATCTGGGCAATACTTTTTTACTGGTGCTGGCATCTCTAAAGTGTTGAGGTAATACATAAAATTTCCTTTAGGGTCATTAACAAAGAATATCTTTACAACATCATCTAAAGCCATTAGAGCATCGTACTTGTCTTTTTCAAGCATCTTATCTTCATAGTACTTGTTCCTAAATTTCATCTCTATAACGCAATCAACACCCTTTGGTGTTTTACCTTTTGCATCATATCTTGAATATCCATCACCGCAATGTTCTAAATCCCAACCATCAAGATTTAAAAGAAATACAACTGCCTTTTCCCACTCATTAATTTTTTTAATGCCCATTATTCCAAATTACGTTTAGTTGTTTAATCCATAACTTTATTTTTTTTGGATTGCAAGTGCAAGGTTTGTGGTATTTATGATTGTAATACTTTGCGTGCAACTGACATATCAATTCAAACTCATTACCTTGTAGTGTACTTTTTGGTTCAGACCTAAAGTCACTCCAGCTTTCAAAATCTTGCTTATTAAATTTTACCATCTATCTATCTTAATTTCATTTAACTTTTTTCTTCTGTTGTTGCAGTCACATTTAGTACCTCTTAACTTGTGGTATTTATCTACTAGGTATTTAATACCAGTATATTTTGTGATGTAATAAATAATGTTACCTATTTTCATAATTCTAATTTTTTAATATTCCACTTTTCTTTAAATCCTTTTAAACAATCAATAAGGTTTATTTCTTGCTTTGCTGGTTTCCATTTCTTGTTTATATAAATACTATCTACATTGCATTTATCTAATGGTATATCTTTATCATCATTTTTAAAATGGTGTGTTACATAAAAAACAACACATTTATTTGTATGCCAAGAATTAGCTATCCTTTCTAAAACTAATCTTTGCCCAGTTGGTATCGTATTTCCCTTTCTCTTTACTTCCATTAAAATCAAAACCTCATTATTAAATTCTAAAACAACATCAATATCTGTTGGGTGTATTTTACCACTTTGTAAACCAGTAAAATCTATTGTTTGCCTTACTTGTTTACTGTTTCTAATTAAACTCATAATAATTTTTTTAGTTTATTCTTAACTTTGTTATATGTGTTGTAAAGTGAGTAGTAATGTATTAAACTTTTGCGTGAAAATTCTGCAATACTTTCACCCTCATTTATTATTTCAAATACTTTCCTATCATACCAAAACATTCTTGATAGTTCTTCTTGTATTTTATCATATGGTTCTTGATAGTTTACATCTGATGTGGTTAAGTGTATGTCATCCATAGAAACCATTGTAATATTTTTACCTTTTCTTTTTAAATCGTAAAACAATGTTCTTAAAGTTTTAAAAATATAGTAGTAGTTTATTTCTTCTTCATTGTACATTATATCTAAACCCTTTTCAAGTTTCAGTTGTATCTTGTAATACATTTCTTGTACAATATCTTCAGCAGTTTCTTGTTTACAACCAAAAGATAAAACTATTTCTACCCACTCTTTATGCTTTGCAGCAACTATAATCATTGTTTTTTGTACCATATCATTTTAATGGGTCATATAAATCACCAACTATTATTGGTAATCCTTTTTCGTTTACTTCAAAGCTAAATGTTTCAAAAGAGTAACCCCTACTTCTACCGCATTTAACCGTTGTCCAATCTTTATTAACTGTGTTTGCTTCCAAACTTATTACTGTTTCTGCTTTCTTTTCTAATGCACTACCTAAATGACCAGTACCAAGTTTAGCACTACCAAAGTTTTGATGTATCACACAAATGATATGTACGTTTTGTTGTTGGCTTATTCTCATTAATGCACTTACTAATTCATTACTTTTTTCTATGTTGTTTACATCTGCACATAAATCTGCTACACCATCTATAATAAGCAAAGATGGTTCTTTTATGTGTTCCTTTAAATAGTATTCAATAAACTCTAA